TCGGAGCTGATGGGCCTCCTGAGCTTCTTCGACCGATTCCGGGCGTCCAGCGATGACCGCTCGGCTTGGGGGGACTTCTGGTTTGAGCCCGTATCGGCCAGGACATCCAGTGGCGTTCGCGTCACCCCTGATGCATCCCTTCGACTCTCGGCGGTTTATGCCTGCGTGCGCATTCTTTCCGAGACGATGGCGTCTCTTCCCATCGTGCTCTACCGAAAGCGGGTCGATGGAGGAAAAGACCGGGTCACCGATCACTGGCTGCACACCTTGCTTTGCCGCCGGCCCAACCGATACCAAAACCCGTTCGAGTGGCGGGAGATGCTGCAAGGCCATCTGGCGCTGCGCGGCAACGCGTATTGCCAGATCATCACCAACCCCCGCGGTGAGATCGTGGAGTTGGTGCCCATCCATCCTGACCGAGTGCGGATGGAAATACTGCGCTCGGGTGAGTTTCGCTACCGGGTGACAGACCGATTTGGCGACGAAGCAGTCCTGCCGCGCGGGGATGTCTGGCATCTGCGGGGTCTGTCTTCAGACGGCTTGATGGGCATGAGCCCAATTGAGTTGGCGCGGGAGAGCCTGGGAATGGCCTTGGCTGCTCAGGACTACGGCGCACGGTTTTTTGCCAATGATGCCAAACCTACAGGTGGCTGGATCGAGTTTCCCGGGTCGTTCAAGGATGCCGAGGCCAAGAAGGTCTTTCGCGAGTCCTACCAGGCAGCGCAGTCCGGCGCCAACCGCGGCAAGGTACTGGTCCTGGAAAACGGGATGAAGTTCCACGAGGTGGGCGTGACCAACAAGGACGCTCAGTTCTTGGAGCTTCGCAAGTTTCAGATTACGGACATCGCCCGGATCTTCCGGGTGCCGCCTCACATGATTGCGGACCTGGACCGTGCCACCTTCTCGAACATTGAGCAGCAATCGCTCGAATTCGTGATGCACACCATGACGCCATGGGCGGAGCGTTGGGAGGCGTCGATCGGCTCTGAACTGCTGCTCGATGGCGACGATCTGGAAGTTGAGTTCGATTTTGCGAACCTGATGCGTGGAGACGCAGCCAGCCGATCGGCTTACTACCAAAGCGGCATTCAAAACGGCTGGCTCACCCGCAACGAAGCACGGGTGGCGGAGAACCTCAATCCGCTGGAAGGACTGGACGAACCCTTGCGCCCTCTAAATATGGTGGAGGAAGGTGACGCCGAGGAGGCAGAGCCAACTGATGCCGGGGCGGACAGCGAAATGGAGCCGCAGGAGCCGCTCGATGAGCAAGCCCGCGCGCGGCTACGTGCCGTGCTGACAAGTGCGGCTGAACGCTGGGCTCGACGCATCAGTCGCTCTGGCGTGATTGATGAAAAGGAGATCGGCCTGATTGCAGAAGCGTTGGCTGTACCCGTTTCAACTGCTGAGCGCTGGGCACAAGAACAAGACGGTCAGGATCTTTCAGAGCCAGACCTGCGCCAATCACTTATCCAACTGGGAATGAATTCATGAATCACCAATTGCTGGTCGCCGAGTTTCTGGCGACCCCCTGGGCCTTGATGCCCGAAAGACTTAACGCCCTGGCAGGCGTGGTCATGCGCTGGTCTGCAGGCATCCCTGCAGAGTCCGAGAACATGATCCGAATCCAGGCCGATCGCGTGATCCGCGACTCGCGGCGTCAGGCAGCTGCGGTGCAGTCCTCGGGCGGGATCGCAGTGCTGCCTCTTTATGGCGTGGTCACTCAGCGCGGGAATATGGTGGACGATGTTTCTGGCCCTGGGAGCACCAGTACGCAGCAGTTCTCCGTGGCTCTGCGCCAGTTGCTCGCCGACGATACGGTCGGCCAGATCCTGATCGATATCGATAGCCCGGGTGGCAGTGTCTACGGGGTGGCCGAGCTTGCCGATGAAATCCAGTCCGCCCGAAGCCAAAAGCCCATCGTCGCCGTGGCCAACTCACTGGCAGCCTCAGCCGCGTACTGGATTGGATGCTCCGCCAACGAGTTCTATGTCACCCCCGGTGGCGAGGTGGGTTCGATTGGCGTGTGGCAAGCCCACCAGGACTACAGCCGTGCGCTGGATGAGGCGGGCGTCAAAACCACCCTGATCTCGGCAGGCAAGTTCAAGGTTGAAGGCAATCCCTACAGCCCGCTGGATGCAGAGGCCCAGTCCTTCATGCAATCCCGAGTGGACGATTACTACGCTGCTTTCACCAAGGCCGTGGCCCTTGGCCGCGGGGTGCCGATCTCCCAGGTCCGCGAAAGTATGGGCCAGGGGCGCGTCCTCGGGGCCGATGCGGCGCTGTCACAGAACATGGTCGATGGCATCGCCACACTGGACGATGTCATCAAAAAAATGCGACGAGATGCCCGCCAACTGAGTAAGCCCGGAGCCAATCGTCTGAGGCAAGCCCGAAACGCCCTGGCTTTGCTGTAACCCCATCCCGGAACTGCTCCGTCGAGCAGCGCCAGGTCCGAATACGACCCGACGGTCGTTACCCGTTTCATTCCATCTGAGCCGCCACACCGAGAGGTGATGGGCGGCATTTTCATTTCTGGAGAACCCAAATGAGTAAGCAACTCCGTGAACTGCAGGCTCGTAAAGCTGGCCTCATCAAGGAAGCCCGTGCGTTGACTGACCGTGCCGCGGCCGAAAGCCGTGACATGAATGACGAGGAGACTTCGGCTTTTGACGCGCTGAAGACCCGCATTGAGGTGGCTTCCGCGGCCATTGACCGCGAGTCGGCCCTGATTGCCGAGGAGGCGCAAATGGCCATGACGGTCGATGCGTCGGCTGGCAACTACATCACCGTCACCGACAACCGCGAAGCCGACCCCAAACACGGGTTCAAGACCGTGGGTGAATTCATGCAGGCTGTTTTCCAGGCAGAAAAGCCCGGCAAATCGGTCGATGAACGACTCTTGATTGGCGGCGGCCGCGGCGCTGCGGCCCCCAGCACCTACGGAAACGAAGGCTCTGGTCAGGACGGTGGTTTCCTGGTACCGCCAGAGTTCTCGCAGCAGATCTTCCGTCTTTCTCTTGGTGAGGACTCCTTGCTGCCTCTCACCGACAACGTGGAGATCAGTGGCAACAGCATGGCCTTCCCCAAGGACGAGACCACGCCCTGGGGGACCAATGGCATCCGCGCCTATTGGCAAGGCGAGGCGGCCTCGGCAGTCGCCACCAAGCCCGTTCTGGGTCTCTCGACCCTGCGCCTGAAAAAGCTCATGGCGCTGGTGCCCACGACCGACGAGTTGCTGGATGACGCCAACGCGCTCACGAGCTACCTGCCCGAGAAAGTGGCCGACTCGATTCGCTGGAAAACCAACGAATCGATCCTCTTTGGCGCGGGCAACGGGGTTCCGATTGGCGCCCTGACTGCTGGCGCAACCGTGACTGTGGCCAAGGAGAGCGGCCAGGCCACGCAGACGCTGCTGCCGCAGAACCTGGCCAAGATGATTTCGCGACTGCCCACGGGCAGCTTCGCCCGCTCGGTCTGGATCGTGAACAACGATGTGCTGCCGGCGCTCTTCACCCTGACCCTGGGTAACTACCCGATCTATCTGCCCAATGGGCTGTCGGTCGGCGGTATTCAGGTTTCGCCCTACGGAACCCTTCTGGGACGCCCGGTTTTCGTCTCGCAGCACGCAAACACCTTCTCGGGGCAAGGCGATGTGCTGCTGGTCGACCTGTCGTACTACCAGACGATCACCAAGGCTGGTGGCTTGCAGACCGCAACCTCCATGCACCTGTACTTCGATGCTGATCTGACGGCCTTCAGGACCACCTTCCGTATGGATGGTCAGTCCAAGGTGTCCGCACCGATCTCGCCGGCCAAGGGCAGCGCAACGATGTCCCCGTTCATTCAACTGGGCGCGCGTTGATCGCCCTAACTCTTAAGGAGAACACTCATGTTTCCCAATGCAAAGGGCAGTGAACTGCTCGCCATCCTCGCTACGCTCGATCCCTCCAGCCAAGCGGCCGGAACCGCCACCACAGGCTGGATCTCAGTGGCCAACCACCACGGCCTTCTGGCCATTGTCCAGACCGGCGTGCTCGGCACAGGCGCTACGGTCGATGCCAAGCTCCAGCAGGCCCAAGATGCCTCGGGCACCGGCGCCAAGGACATCACTGGCAAAGCGATCACTCAGATCGTCAAGGCCACCGGTGACAACAAGCAGGCGCTCATCAACGTCAAGCCCGAGGACCTTGATACGGTCAGTGGCTTTGGCTTTGTACGCCTGTCCGTCACGGTAGGGGTGGCAGCAAGCCAGACCGCCGCGCAGGTGTTGGGCATCAACGCCCGTGAATTGCCAGCAAGCACCGCTAACCAAGCTGCTGTCGTCCAGGTCGTCTGATGCCGCTGCAACTCGTCACCCCACCCGCGGAAGAGCCCGTCTCCCTTGCCGAGGCAAAGCAACACCTGCGGGTGGATAGTGGCGATGATGATCTGCTGATCGGCTCGCTCATCAGCGCGGCCCGCCAGGCAGCCGAGACAAAGACCGGCAGGCAGTTGATCACTGCGCGCTGGAAGCTGGTGCTCGATGCCTTTCCTGGGCCGTCGCTGATGCACTCTGCCACGGGTGCATCATTTAGCTTGCCGGGTCACGCGATCCTGCTCGCCAAATGCCCGGTTCAGGCGGTGGTGAGCATCGAGTACATGGACATGAATGGCGCCACGCAGGTGATGCCAGCCGGTGACTATGTGCTCGATATGGCCTGCGAGCCGGCGCGCATCACGCCAGTCTTTGGAAAGACTTGGCCGCCTACCTTGCCTCAGATGGGGGCTGTTTCAGTCACCTTTGATGCGGGCTACGGCGCTGCCAGTGCGGTGCCCGAGGGGCTAAAAAGCTGGATCAAGTTGCGGGTCGGCAGTCTCTACGGTCATCGGGAAGAAATGTCCGTGCTCTCACGCGGTCGCATTGATCCCTTGCCCTTTGTTGATGGACTTCTCGACGGCTTCAAGGTGAGCCTCGTATGAGTGTCATTAGCGCCGGGCAGCTGAATCACCGCGTGCGCATTCAGCAGCCCACAACCGTCAAAGATGCCCTTGGAGCTCCCACCCAAGTCTGGGCAGATGTGGCAACCGTCTGGGCAGACATCCAGCCCCTTTCGGGACGGGAAGCTCGGATTGCAGACCGGGTGGCAGCGGAGGTGACGCATCAGATCACGGTTCGCTACCGATCCGATCTCGATGATCCCCAGGCCGTTGCGCGGATGCGTGTGCTCTTTCGGAGCCGGATTTTTTCCATTCACGCAGCACTCAATGACGATGAGGCCAATGTCGCCATCATCCTTTTGGCAAGCGAAGGACTTCGGGATGGCTAGGGTTCAAACCGTACGCATCGAGGGCCTGGCACAACTCGATCGTGCGCTTCGGGAACTCCCCCAACGCATCGCCAACCGGGGACTAAGAGCCTCGGTCTACGCCGGTGCAAAGGTGATCCGTGATGAGGCGCGCTCCCGGGCACCCAAAGCCGCTCAGTCACTTGGCCCCAAGCAACCGCCACCCGGAACGCTCAAACGCTCGGTGATCATGAAGCACATCCGTGAGCTTTCCGGCGGAGGCCGCCAGACGTTCTATGTGCTGGTACGCCATGGCAAGAAATACCGCAACCAAGGCAAGCGCGGAAACCTGTCGCAGGACGCCTGGTACTGGCGCTTTGTGGAGTTCGGCACCCGCAAGATGGCAGCGCGCCCCTTCCTGCGACCGGCGCTTGAGTCCCGCAGACGAGAGGCAGTCGATGCCATCAAGGAGCGCCTGACTCAAAGAATCGAGATCGAGGCCAAAGCCTTGAACGGGCGCTAGCGATGCAGGACTTTTACGATGCCATCAAGCAGTTGGCGAGCGGTCAGGTGTACGCAGTCGTAGCCCCCCAGGACGCTCAGTATCCGACGCTGGTTTACACGCCCATCGATGATGAACGGGTCATCGCGCTTGACGGCCCCAATCCGCTCAAGCGTTCCCGGGTACAGGTGGACGCCTATGCCCGAACGCTCGCAGTCTGCGAACAGTTGCAAGACCAGGTGCTCTCGGCCTTGCTCGCTGATATCAACACCGTGGCCGATGTACGCATGGGCCTGACCGATTCCGCCCCACAAGCCGGCATCTACCGGATTTCTGTGGACTTCACCTACTACCGGTAACGGTGGTCGTGCGGTCCTTTTTCAAAACCCACCTGGAGGCCTTTCATGCCTAGTACTGCGATCACCGCGCAGGGCATCACCATTGCCCGATTCGGTACCACCACCTTTGAGACCATCCCCAACGTCGTGTCCTTCCAAGGACCCGGCGGCCAGGCATCGGTCATTGACGTCACCAATCTGGCCTCGACTGCCAAGGAAAAGCGGGTTGGTCTTCGCGATGAGGGTCAGCTCTCGCTGTCGTTGCACTTCAATCCTGATGACACCGTCCATCAGGGGCTGCGCACTGACCGTGCGAATCGCACCCGTCGGCAATTCAAGATCACCTTTACCGACACCACTCCGGCCGCAACCTGGACCTTCTACGGCTATGTGACGCAGTTCAGCGTCCAAGGCGGCGTGGATGCGGTGGTCGAGGCCAGCGTCACGATTGAAATCGATGGCGACATCACGGAGGCATGAAGCGCATGAATATTCTTTCCAAAGACGCCATCCTGGTTGCTGACGACCTGCCGCGCGAAACCGTTCACGTCCCCGAATGGGGTGGCGATGTTTACGTGCGTACGATGAGTGGCACCGATCGCGATGCCTTTGAGACCAGTCTCATCGCCCGCGAGGGTGAGCGGGACGGTCGCATGGAAAACGTCCGAGCCCGGCTTGTGGCGCTCACTCTGTGTGATGAGAGCGGCGCACGTCTTTTTGAGGATGGCGAGATTGCTGCCCTGGGCCGCAAGAGCGCCCGGGCGCTCGATCGTGTGTTTGCTGTGGCCCAGCGTCTTAACGGCATCGGTACCGAGCAGGCGGCAGCTGCAAAAAAAGCCTAAAGGCCAACCCCACCCGACGGTTCGTCTTTCGCCTTGCGCTTGCGCTGGGGATGCCGGTGCGCGAGCTGCTCGCCCGCATCGGGTCTGACGAACTCACCGAGTGGATGGCCTTCTACCAAATCGAGCCATTTGGCGACATGCGTGCCGATCTCAGAAGCGGTGTGATTGCTTCAACCTTTGCGAACGCCAACAGGGCTAAGCACGCCCGCGCGTTTTCGCCGGAAGACTTCATGCCCTTCGCAGAGAGGACCGAGCCTAGGGACGATGCCCGCCTGAATGTAGCCCGATTCAAGGCACTGTTTGCCCACAAGGTGAAAAAGCATGGCTGATCTCGGATCGCTTGTTGTCAAGCTCTCGGCCGAGACGTCTGAGTTTCGGGCTGATCTGGGGCGTACCGCGCGCCTTCTGGATCGCCATGCCAACGATATGAAGACCTCGCTCCAGCAGGTCGCAACTGTCGCCAAGACCGCTTTTGCGGTAGCGATCGGTGCGGCCTCGGTTGGCGCCTTGCGCGATTTCATTGACCGGACGATTGAGGCAACGGCAGCTTTACAGCAGTTGTCCGAGCAGACCGGAGCGAGCACCACGGCCTTATCGGGCCTGGCCCCCGTTGCGACGATCTCCGGCACCGCCATGGAGACGATTGGCACCAATCTCTCCAAGCTCTCCAAGGCCCTTGCCGGCGTGGATGACGAGGGGGCGGATGCCAGCAAGGCCTTGCAGTTCCTTGGGATCACGGCCAAGGATTCTGGCGGCAATCTGCGCGATCCGGCCGAGGTGCTCAACGATGTGGCTTTGAAACTTGCCCAGTTCGAGGACGGTGCAGGCAAAACGGCACTCGCCATGGACCTTTTTGGCAAGTCGGGTGCCTCGATGCTGCCCTTCTTGAAGGATCTCGCAGAAAACCAAAACCTCAACATCAGGCTCACCGCACAGCAGATCGAGGAGGCCGACAAGGCCTCCAAGGCCATGGCGCGGATGCGGGCGGAGAGCAGCTTTGTCTCCCAGACCCTGGTGACAAGCGCCATTCCGGCGTTTTCGGTCCTGGCCGAGGAACTCAAGAAGATTCTGCTCGGGACCGACAACGCGGTCGCTGGCATCAGCCGGCTGCGCGACGATGGGACGCTTGCCAAATGGGCAGAGGCTTCCGCCTATGCGATTGCAGTGCTCGTGGATAGCCTGCGGGCTATCTTTCAGGGTATCAAGGCGATCGTCGGCAGCTTTCAGGCGGTTTGGGCTGACATTGAGCTTGCCGGTGGATTCATCGCCCGTGGCGCCTTGCCAGGCCTAGTGATGGAGAGCAACCGCAAGGCACTGCGCGAGGCACTCGATAAGCGCAACCAAATCGTCGAAGAGGCAAACCGCAACTACGTCGAACTCTGGAACATGCCGCTGCTTGCTGATGCGGTGACCCAGCGCTTTGAGGAGATGCGCCGCAATGCGCAGGCAGGTGCAAGCCAGCAGGGCGACAAGCCGCAGCGTCCCACCCTGCAGTACAACACGGCAAGCGATGCCAACCGTGCAGAGGCACTTGCCGGGATCGAGCGCGACGTCAAACGATTGCAGGATGCGCTGGATGTTGAGAGCGCGCTGCTCAAAGACCGTCAGCGGATCATCGATCTCTATGAGGGCCAGGGCTTTATAACCTTCCAGCAAGGAAGTGCAGCCCGGATTGCAGCGCAGGAGGACTTCACCGAGCGGCTTCGCGCCAACATGGCCGAGGAAGAAGCCATCTTGAAGCGGGGTCTGGCCACCGTTGCCAAGACCACCCAGGAAAAAGCCAGACTCACAGCGCGACTTGAAGAGGTCATGTCCCGGCGCGCCCGACTTGAGCGTGAGGTTCAGATGGCGGGTCTTGAGCGCAATATCCGGGAACCTGGCGAGACGTTCAAGACCACGCTCGCGGACATTGAGCAGCGATCCAAGGCGCTTCAGGCACTGGCTGACGATGAGGCGGCCATCATGC